AATATGGCAGGTTTTACAGATAGAAGAGGACCACTAAGTACAGGTAATCCAGTAAGAAAGATTCTAAAAGATCTTTCTAGTTTAGGAATGGCTTATGATGATATGATCATTCGTAATTCTAGAGCAGTAGGTTTTACTGAAAATCAAATGGGTTATTCATTTAATCCGATGGGGTCTGATGGTGATGATATGTATGGTGCATTTGCAGCATTATCATTAACTGATACTAACATGAAGAAAAATATTGCATTTTTCGACCAAGACTATACTAGAAAGCGTGATCAACTTAGGACATTTGCAGTACAAGATGAAATTGAAGAGATCTTGGATGTAATAACAGATGAGGCTATAGTATTTGATGAATCTAATTATATGGCATATGCTGACTTTAATGGTCATATAGGTGAATCTATTGAAGAAGAAATAAGTGATGTATATAATAATATCTACAATTATATTGGATTTAATGATCATGTTCAACCGTGGAATTATTTTAGAAAATGGTTAATTGATGGATTTCTTGCATTTGAAATAGTTTATAATGATAAGCAAACAGAAATTATTGGATTTAAAGAATTAGATCCAATATCATTAATGCCAGGTATTGATACTGATGATGGTAAAAAAGTTTGGATTCAATATAAAGGAGAAGGTGCAAAGGAAAGAACATTATGGGATTCGCAAATAATTTACATTTCATATTCACAAGTTAATTCACCAATGAGAATATCTTATACAGAAAGATTAATCAGATCTTTTAATCTTTTAAGAATAATGGAACACAGTAGAATTATCTGGGCTGTATCAAATGCTTCATTTAAAACTCAGTTTACTATCCCAGTTGGTGGTAAATCAAAAACCAGAGCAAAGCAATCATTATCAACATTAATGAATTCTTACCGAGAGGTAGTAGACTTTAATTTTGAAAGTGGTGAAATACAAACTAACGGTAAACCAATGATGCCATTCAATAAGGAATATTGGTTACCTTCTAAAGATGGTGAAACACCTGAGATTACTACTATTGGTGGTGATGGGCCAGATTTAGGTGATACTGAGTCTTTAAAATATTTTTCTGATAAATTACAGTTAGCTTCTAAAATACCTTTCTCAAGATTTGATAGAGAAGGCGGTAATACATATGATATGGAAGCAAGTGGTATGTTAAGAGATGAAATTAAGTTTGGAAGGTTTGTTTCAAGATTAAGATCCATATTCCAAGAAATACTAGTTAAACCTGTATATCTTCAAATGTGTCTTAATCATCCTGAATTAAAAAATGATATTGCATTTAAAGCCGGTTTAGGTTTAGACTTTATAAAAGATAATGTTTTTGAGGAAATGAAAGAAATGGAATTGCAAACAAAAAGAGTTGATTTTATTGGTAACCTGAAAACTCAATTAAGTACTATGAATGCTGAAATGGAAGAAATACCATATTTTGATTTAGGTTTCTTAATTAAGAGGTATGGTGGATTTACTCGTGATGATATTAAAGCAAACGCTAGAGCAAAAGAACGCGAAGACCTAAGAGAAGAAGGTTTTAAAGAAGAGGATATAGAAAAGATCCTGTTAGGTGCAGCTAAGAAGGATTTTAAGCCCGAAGAAAAATCTGATGGTGTAGATGAAGATCCGTTAGGTGATATCTAAAAACTATTAAGAGTTGTAATATATAAATCAAATAATAACTAGAAAGATGTCTAATAAGAAACTTTTAATTCTAGAAAGATCTAAGTCAAACCTAACCATGTCAAAAGATGCCGATGGCTCTGTTGTACTGGAAGGTGTATTTACTGAGATTGGAGTAAAGAATAAAAACAATAGAATATATGAAGAGGCAGAAGTTCTTCCTCATATTAACGAATTAAAGGAAAAGGTAAAAACTAACAAACTGTTAGGTGAACTTGACCACCCTAAAGATTTTGATATTAGCTTATCAAACGTCTCTCATGTTATCGAGGATTTAGACTATGATAAAGATAAGAAACAAGTATTAGGAAGAATCAGATTATTAAATACTTCAAAAGGAAAAGAAGCTCAGGCATTAATAGAAGATGGTATTCCATTACATATTTCAAGTAGAGCTGCTGGAACTGTTGATGAAGCAGGTAAAGTTAAAATTAAAAAATTCTTTACATATGATTTAGTTGCTGATCCTGGGTTTGAAAATGCCGAATTGGCCAGAGTGAATGAATCTTTTGGAATTGAAAATTCTGAAGGTTTATATATTTATGAAATGGCAGAAACTGAAGATGAAATAAATAAAACAAATAAAACAGATCTAACAATGGAAAATAACACAGGAAACTTTGTAACCGTTGAGGATTTCAATAAGTACACGGAATATGTTAAGAATACATTAGACGGTGTTAAGGAATCTGCAAATTCAAATAACGATGAACTAATTCAAAAATTAGTTACATATACTGAGCATATTGCAGAAAAGGTAAATCAGGTAACTGATTATACTGAATACTTATCTGAGAATCTTGACAAAAGTATATCTTACTCTGACTACTTAGCAGAGAATGTAGATAAAATTAAAAATTACTCTTCTTATTTAGGTGAAGAACTTGATAAGACTATTCAATATAGTGAACACGTTGCTGAACAAGCAGATAAAGGAATTCAATATTCTAATTATTTAGGTGAATCTCTAGAAAAAGGAATTGAGTATTCTGAGTATGTTGCAGAAAAGGTTGATCAAAATATTGCTTATTCTGAATATCTTGGTGAAAGTTTAACTAAGAGTATTAAATATTCTGAGTATATTGCAGAAAATGCAAATACAGTAGAGGCAGATACTATTAATGAAGAAACTGAACCGGTTATTGAAGAATCAATAAATGAATCAGTAGAAGTTAAAGAAGAAGATACAAAAACTTATAAAGATACTATCAGTGAAAAATTAACAAACTTAATTTCTAAAGCAGAAACTAAGAATGCTTCTGATATGCACTTTATGAACTTCTTATCCGAATCTAAAAAGAATCAATTTGATTCTTTAGATAATAATAAACAAGCGTTAATAGTTGAATCAATGAATAAAGATTCTGTTATGTCAACTATACAAGCTGAAAATGTTTGGGACTCTTGTTTTATAGTAGAAAGAAAGGCAATTAACTTTATTGATGATATGCCAGTAAAATTCCATTCTAAATGGGAAAATCTTTCTGAAAACAGAAAACAACAAATTATTGCTGAATCTAAGTTTCATTCTTTAAATACTCCTTATGCTATTAATAACTTTTGGGGAACAAGAGATCTAAGATCAACACAAATGAATGTTGAAACACTTAATGAAAGTAAAACTGCTGCTGAGGCTGCTCATACAAAAACTGAGCCATTACTAAATGAAAACTATTCAGCAGATTTAATAAACAAAATGAAATTCAGATTAGGTAGATAACTTAATCTAAACAATATTAATCGAATAGCTAAGAAGAAAAGAGCTCAGGCGATTAGAAACGAAACATATTTAAATATGTTTCACAAATGCGAAAAAAATTTTAAAAAATGCACGCAAATCAATTAATCAACGAGGCTGAGGTTCAAAAGACTTGGGGACCTATTATTGAGGAGAGTACGGGTATTACTGAAAAATCTAAGTTATCTTGGATGTCTAAGTACTGTCATTACCATAACCTTAATGAAAGTGTTTACAATACTGTACACCTTAACCCGAACATGAATGTTCAAAGTATGGGGAACGTAACATTACCAGGAAACCCTGGATCAATGAACGCTTTCCCAGCACAAGTACAAGGATCTGGTGACAGACCTTTTTCTTTGTTACCACTTGCAATGCAAGTAGCAGCTCAGACTATAGGTTTAGACTTAGTTCCTGTAGTACCAATGCAAGGCCCAATGGGTATTTTAACTTACCTAGACTTTGTATACGGTGGTGGTAGAGGATCAGGAGCTCCAATTAATGGCGCTTTAGATACTGTAGCTTCTCCGTTACTAATTAAATTCAATGCTGGTATTCCTGTATTAACTACGGCTGGTGCTGTAGCTGATGTATGGACAGTAAATGATGTATGTTATGCTGATTCACTAAACGGAATAACAGCTGCTACAACTCCAGTTGCTGGAAATAATGCTGCTGCTTCTTATGAACTTACTTACGTAGGTAACTCAAGAATAGATGGTTTACAAATATTCAGAGTAAGAGCTAATACATCTGCACAAATTGTTGCTACTGTTGTTGGTGGTGTACCTGCTGCTGGAACATTAGTAAATGGTGGATTTACATATTCACAAGGTGCTGAAACTGCTGCTTCAACTATTTATAATTCTATTGCTCCTGCAGGTGCAGGTGGTGCTGGATTATATGGTTCTAACAAAGTTGCTGGAACAGCGAGAGCTGGTAATGCACTAGCATTGAATGCTGTAGGTAATACTGTAATTTCAACTGTAGCTGCTGCTCCTGCTTTAGGATTAGTAAAAGCTTTAGAAGATCATATTACTGGATTCTCTGGTAATGCATTCCAACCTGCAAACGACCCTGCTACAGGATCGCCTGCATTTGCTAACCAGAATATTAATGGTTTAGATCCTTACCAAAGAGGTGTAGGTGAATCAACTGTTGATAATATCATGGGACTAAGCTTATTTAACAAGTCTGTTGCTGCAGAAACTTTCCAAGTTGCTGCTGCTGTGACTAGAGAACAAGTTCAAGATCTGAAGCAATTCGGAATTGATGCTGTCGCTCAAGTTGAGGCTGTATTGGTAAATGAGTTAACTCAATCTATCAACAAGTACATCCTAGATAGAATATTCAGAAATGGAACAACTAATGCTTTAGCAGTATTTGCTTCAAATGGTACTACATTCTCTGATTCTTATACAACTGCTGTTCCTGCTGGTGCTGGTGTGGCTGTGAATCTAGGTCCTAACAATACTACTAACATTGCACAAGCGCAAGCAATTGCTGTTGGTACATCTGTTGGACAAGGTGGAAGTACTATAGGAGATCTACAACGTAGAATCTATACTAAAATTCTTGCTGCTAGTAACTTAATTGCTACTAGAGGTAGACGTGGACCTGCAACATTTGCAGTAACAGGTGGAGAAATGGCAACTGCTCTTCAATCTGTAGCTGGATTTATTGCATATCCGTTATCTAATACAGTTAACCAAGCTGGTGGATCTTTATATCCAATCGGTGCAATTGCTGGGG